ACTTGTAGGTGCCTCAGTCTTGGACGATTGGATCGCCCTATTTGTGAAGACAAAACTCAGCAGAACCATGAATGGTTCCTTACAGAGTTCTATTATGTACAGTACCTTCTCACAGTGGTTACAGAACTCTGCTCCTGAGTCTGTGGCAAAACTTTTATCTATCCAATATTTTTCTAAGGTGATGAAGGAGACGCATGGATTTGAAACAAGCCGCAAAACAGCCGGTGTGTTTTATAAAAATGTAGAATGGAAGAGTTCTACAACGAAAGTGGAAGAACAATCCACAGCAGTGGAAAAGACTACTAGTACAATCGAAGTCTCTGGGTGGAATCCGCAATCGCCGTTTGAAGATAGATGGGCTCCTCTGTTATGATGAGCACATCAGACACTCCTTCTCCTCCTTGATGGCGGGCGTTCCCTCGGTCACTGTCGCCGCGGCGGGCTCCACAGTAAACTTCTGCGCCGACGCCACCGCCCGTGTACGCAGATAATAGATACCCGTCTTGAGTCCCTTGCGCCAAGTGTAGAAGTGCATTGACGAAAGTTTGCGGAAATCGGGGTCGCCGAGAAACAAGTTAAGCGACTGCGACTGACAGATGTACGGTCCGCGGTCCGCCGCCATATCAATCAGTACTTTTTGTTTGATTTCCCAGACAGTCTTAAATACATTCTGTATATCCTCAGGCACACCATCAACCCCAGTCACAGAGCCGTTATTGCGAATGATAGCATCCTTCATCTCAGTCGTCCAGAGTCCCCTTGCCAGTAAGGCTTTGACAAGGTGCTTGTTGAGTACGATAAATTCACCGGCAAGGGTACGGCGCGTGAAGATATGCGTCGCATAGGGCTCGATACATTCGCAGTTGCCAAGAATTTGGCTCGTGGAGGCGGTTGGCATTGGAGCAATAAGGAGGGAATTTCGCATGCCAATACGACGCACAGTGTTGATAAGTCCGTCCCAGTCCAGACCCTCATCTTGAATTGGGTTAATATTCCATAGATCGGGCTGTAACTTACCCTTCCACGCTGGGGAGCCGACAAAGGTCTCATAGCGCCCCTCCGCTGCCGCCAGGTCGCACGAGGATTCGACCGCTGCGTAGTACATATGGGCGAAGATACGCTTATTCAACAGCGCCGCTTCAGGTGATTCCCACGCGAGTCCAAGCATAGCAAATACATCGGCAAGACCCTGTACGCCTAGACCGACAGGGCGGTGACGCTTGTTGGAGCGCTCCGCTTCGGGAATTGGGTAGAAGTTAATATCAATGACACGGTTAAGATTCTTAATGACAACTCTAACAACGGAGCGAAAGTGTTTGAAATCAAACTCCCCGCCGCGCACGAATGCCGGTAGGCTCATCGACGCAAGATTACAGACCGCCGTCTCATCCTTCGATGAATACTCCAGAATCTCCGTACACAGATTGGACGACTTGATAACGCCAAGGTTCTGCTGGTTGGACTTGAGATTCGCAGCATCTTTATAGAGCAGATAGGGGGTACCGGTCTCAATCTGCGATTCTAGAATGGTAAACCATAGCTTCTGTGCCTTTACCGTCTTACGCCCGCGCCCCTCCGCCTCATAACGCTCATAGAGCGCCTTGAATTCGGCACCAACAACATCCGCCAAACCAGGGGCTTCATTGGGGCAAAACAGCGTCCAATCACCGCCGGCATCTACACGCTCCATAAACAGATCAGGTAGCCATAGGGCGTAGAATAGGTCACGCGCACGTTCCTCTTCTGAGCCCGTATTACGCTTCATCATCAGAAAGTCTTCAACATCAGCGTGCCAGGGCTCGAGGTACATCGCAAAGGAGCCGTTGCGTTTTCCGCCTCCGTTGTGTACAAATCCAAATCCCTGAACGTAGTAATCGTGAATATCATTCACTTCCAAGTCATAAAGAGCACCGGTAAAGGCGCGTTCTACAATTCGGTCAATCTTTGTGAAGGAAATATTACCATTAATAGGTGTCGCAATCTTATCACCGACACACAGTTCGCCAACGGGATAATAGTCAATATCTTCTGATTTTGTTAGATTCACAGCAAGAATAGGATGTGCGGGAGTGACCGAAACACATACTTCACCTACATATACATCAAATATCAAACCGGTATAGTTGTGCTTTACAAGACGTTCTACGGCACAATGCTTAACACCATTTGAACCATTGTAGTGCTTACCAAATTCATCAACAGTCTCAATCGTTCCGCTGGTAAGAACCTTATCGCCAGCGACAATATCCTCAATACGCTTAGGACCTTGCTCTGTATAGACAAGAGTATCGGGAGCGAAGCACTGATCGACGTAGCGTGCCGTGTTATTGAAGACGCGAAGCATTGGGACAATGCCGTTGCTAATGCCACCAGTTCCCTTAATTAGTGAACCTGTAGCACGAATGTTGGAAAGATGAAGACCAATGCCGCCGCCGTATTGGCTAATAAGGGCGCAGTCCTGAAGAGTATCATAAATCCCACGGATTGAATCGTCCTTCATTGCCAGTAGGAAACAGTTTTCGGCAACAATTCCTCCTACGCTATACGAATGGTCGTCCTCAATTCCAAGAGTATACACAAATTCGGGTTTAATGTCCAGAGGTATCTTGTCATTGAGTCGCATAAATGTAATACCATCAATAACACGGGTCTGTTTCCAACCGCTTACATCTGTCTCATTCTCAGAAATACGTGTATCATTGTAGAATTTTTTGATTTTTCCCGATACAATATGATAAGGAATATTCATACGACCAGTAGATTTCTTGTTATCGGCATGCATTATTGTAAGTGTAACTGGGATACCTACAGAGCGTGCTAAGTGAAAGATATCTTGGACAAGGGGAGGATTTGTAAGTTGGAGTGTAATATTTCCTTGCCTAGAAAGACACCCGTCACTTGATACTAGACCTGATAGGAAAGATTTGATACACTCATATGATAGACGATTAAAGAATGATGGTAGTCGCTTACCATCAAACTTACATTTGAAGATGCTTTTGAAGATATGAGCGATATATAAGTTATTTATAGCCATTGAAACCATGTTATGCCCATCCCTATGGACAGAAACGTGACGAATGCCAAATTTCTCATACATAATCTTAGTTACAAAGTCGATAAGCACTTCATTTGTATTATGTGAGACAATATTAATAGAATGAGGAACCATTTCTCTGCGTGAATTTTTGCCATGGGATACACATCCATCACCATACCAAATTCCCATAAATTCCATCATTTCCTCGTCAAATACCCAATAGCGTTTGAAGGATGATCCCACCTTTTCACTTGGATACTCGTTGCCGTTTGGCATACGACGAGTCCAGCAACTGTAAGGTGTAACTGTATCCTCATTATACTCAAACCGATATGAGATTTTGTTGCCGTCACCAGAAATAGTATCTAAAATAGTTTTTACATCAAATACATAGTGTTCATTATTTGTAATATCATTCTTTTTAGGAACTGCAATCCAGTCACCTACACGCAGATAATCTACAGTATTCCATGTAGGTTTAATACCCCATTTATCTTGTTCATCGGAAAGAGACATAAGACGATGATTTTCAGTAACTTGAATGCGTGGTGTTCCAGCAGGTTTAATTTCATAGATTTTGCGTTCACCGAGGGGATTACGATGTAGTTGAACGACCTTTTTGATATTGCCTGTATGTGTTACAACTTCATCACCAATTTCAACATCTTCAATTGATTTAACGCCATTCATAGTATGAACTGGGGTTCCTGCTACAAAACACGATGAAAGTTGTGGGCGCTTGGTACCAGAGTTAAACAGTGTAGGCGTAGCGTGTGTATAAAACTTCTGGGACATCAAGTCATAGGTCTCAAAGGCGCGCTTGAGATCCGAGCCCCACAGACCAAGAGCAACGCGCATCCATAGATGCTGGGGGCGCTCAACAACCCGACGATTAGTATCGCGTAGCAGGTAAGCACGTTCTAATGTCTTGAGTCCGAAGTAGTCAAGCAGAAAGTCCCGTTCATAATGAAGATGCGACTCTATCTCGTCAGCATGCGCTCGTACAAGCGCAACAAATGTAGGGTCCAGTAGGGACGCAGCCTCACCATTCTTATCACACACGGCGTCAAGTATATTTACTAGTTCAAGCATAGTAGCGGGCGTATTTTTTTGATGATTGCTAATGGCAATTTGGCTGGCAAGATCGGCATAGTCGGGATGGATTGTGGACCAGGAGTAAGCCAGGCTTGCCGTAATATTGTCGAGCTCGGTCGTTGTGATACCATCTACAATACGCGTAAGGACGCCCTGGGCGACTTTCGTAGGATTGACGGTCAGCCCCGCAGCGGCTTTTGTGATACGTTCTTGTACTTTTTCGAACGCAACCTCTTCTCGGCGTCCGTCGCGCTTCACAACATGCATATTCTGATCCATTGTTATGAAATGTGTTGAGCCATTTCGGACGCACCGCGGAACTCAATTTTTTACCGCACCCCTTAACAAGATGGTGGCTGTAAATTGGCTTATATTTTCGTTTACGGTATTTGCCGTCGCACTTGTAGGGCTATCGAATCTGAATAAGTTCCGCCTACACGAAGGATTCCAGGCAGTTGAAGACTTAAATAACAATCGTTTTTGGTTCAAGGACTGGAAATATGAGACATCGACCGATAAGCTGCCAACAGGCGCAAATGAGCCAGATTCCCTTTCGCCAGGCAATGCGTTCTCGGTATCGACGGAAAAACTCTTATCACCGATGCTCCAACCCTTAACTATGTTAGAAGCGGAGGCAGCCTGGGATAAGACAACGTCACAGGTATGTTATCAAACTGATGCCGGTGAAGTGCTGAAGAAGACCCGGAATTACTTACAACGCACCAATAACTATCCCCGAAAGTATCCCGATTCGTGCTCTGCCCCGTTTCACGAGTTTTTAGGTACGTTCTACGCTCCGTCCACGGGCGGAATAGGACAAACGCCGGCGACAGGTACAAACTACCCTCGTAGAACCCAGTGCGCTAAGTAATCTTGTAAAATTCTATAAGTTCCTCTAGACATTTACGACTTGCAATAATATCATTTCCGTCTTCATCGCTAATATTATTAAGTGTATAGCGGTAAGCAGCGAGTTTATTTGCGGTTTGTTCCATTCCTGCTTTGCCGAGTTTATACGCCTTATCCTCGTTGTGTTTTGTAAATGCTTCTGTATCAAATCCCCAAGCTTCGTAACGGAGTTGATGAATAGTATATGTATTAAAATCGATCATATCAATAATTTCACTATCAAAGCCTTCTGTATCTATTTGTAAATAATCAATCTCTGAAATATTCAGAATAGAGCAAAGAGTATCAAATCGAATACTGTTTGCTGTAATTTTTACCATATCCGATTTGTCTCCCCCAATCATTCATCGGTAGAAGTGAAAAATGTGCGTCACTGTATTCTTTAGCAATATATAACTCAACCGGCTTATTGTCTTCGTAACAAATGGCTCTATTCAAAATTGTTACATTAGGAATATCTTGATAGTTTTTACGAATTGACTCATAAAGATTCGAATTTGGTTCAATTAAAATTACACGACTGGGTTTATGTTTTAGAACAAGTTTACGAAAATTATCATTGCCGTTATTTGTACCAATTTGTATAAAAACACTCATTTGTTTATACAAATTGTTATATCTTTATATACTAATCTGAGTCTACTCCGAGCCAACCTGTACCAGTGGCTGCTTGTGCGGGTACGACAGATGGCTCGAAGTCTGAGTCAGTATCGGGCTCAGAGACAAACATTGCTTTCTCACCAAATCGTTTATCAACGCGTGCCAATTCAACATCACGCCAAAACTGCTCGTATGCCGGCTGACCCACTTCAGCCCACCAACGGCGATTACGCACAACCGTAGTTGTAAAATAATCGTAAACGTACCAAATCGTCTGTTCGAGTACAACAAGTCCATCTATATCGTTAGGAGTCCAGGCACAACATTCGGTAAATCCCGCCTCGGTGGAAGAAAACAGCGGACTGTATCTATATTCGTACGATTCCATATCATATTTCTCTTCCATGACGGTTCCTTCCTCCTTTTCTACCGCAACTATTGCAGGCGGTTTTGCGACAACATAGATTTTACCCATCCAAGGGTTCTTTGCGCCTACTTTTGTCGAATACTTCGCATCTTTCAGCATAACGGAGGTAAATCGCATTTCAATGTAGTCAACGGCGTCTACATCGCACACCTCCGCCTGAAGTTGCATTTGACAGTAATAATCCGCTGGTATGATACCGTTTAACTCACGAGTAATAGGTGACTTAATTTCGACTAGGCGTCCGCACCGGGGTCCGCTGGTAATAAGTCCATCAGGTGATGCAGCAAGTCGAGGCAGAAACGGATGGCGAATACGACCGAGACCATCAAATACACCGCCTCCCGCAAAACAGCGCTCGTAAAGGTCACGCACAACTGGCTCAAACCGCCATCCCCATTTGAACGCAGATAACTTACCATCGGCATCAAATGTATAGACGGTTTGTGAGGAGCCGACTTGTTCTGGCTCGTGCTCATTTACAACTACGGGAGTTCCGCATTTCTTTGCCATTACAAGATTTCGCCCACTTTCGGTACCGTATACAACCGAACCAAACTCGTGCCCTGTTAGAAGGTCAAGGGCTTCATTATGCCAGGCAGCCGATTTCTGTGCGGACTGGGGAAGTTCTTTGAGCCGCGCAACATTTTCGGGGCGTGCCACTAAATTCATAAGTGCGAGTTCTTTTTGAAAGAGGAAATATTCATAATATACTGCGCGGAGTATAAGAATCGCGTCGTTCTTTGCGCGCGCTGATTTAAACGCGTTATGAATGAAGAATTTATTCGCATCGCTCATAGATTGTTCCATCCAGTCGATAAAGTCGTATTCGTCGATAAGCGTGGGAGGATCTGCGGCTATCCAATCATCCAGCCATTGAATAGACGCAGAATACGGCATTCCTATATTAGAAGACATTTTATTTGTGTCATGAATCACTCGTTCCTCGCTTTTTTGTCTGTCGGTGTACTTCAATTTTGAAGGACGCGGAGTGTGTTGGATCTCCATCGCGTATTATTTTTAAACCGCGAATGCTTAAGATTTTACCCTCCTCGTAAACAAGTTGTTGTTTCGTATTCAGTAGTTTTGAATCATTTGCCTTTACAAGCGCCTTATTCAAATTCTCCTTTTCTTCTGTTGATAATCCTGGATATGATTCCGCAAAGGTGCGTAGTTTTTGGAGGCGTAATCCACGCTCAAGTCGCAACCATGGCTTTGTTGTAGAGGCAGCGTGCGATTCTGCCTCAAAGAAATTTGTAAGACGTCCCATAAGAGTCGTAGGCGTAGGTGCGGCATCCGTAATAGGCGCAACAGTCGCAACAGTCGCAACAGCCGCCCCTGATATATCAATATGTGATAATATACTTCCTGATATATCCGTTATAGACTTTATGGGCGGCGATGCAGGTATAACAGGTAGAGGAGACGTTGCGCGCTTTACTCTTCGTGTCTTTACCCGAAACATCTTATTATTAATACTTATACGTCAAAGGTTTAGAACGTCACTCAGTGTTATAGTTCGGCGCGCAATCCCGAGTTTATTTATTTCTATAATCTAAGTAAAAAAAACATGGTAGGGTATAATATAAATTATTATTTAACTGAAAATGATGCTCAGGTCGCGATTAATCAAATTGCTGGTGTCCTCACCAGTGCAGCTAATCCATGGACAATAAGTTCGGCAGGCTGTTCAACAATTAGTCCTCCAGGGTGTGCGTATGTAGCTTCAGTGAGTAATCCTGTAGGTGGACGTGGCTGGTTAGTTGGTACCGGACCTATAGCAACTGTAGGAACAGGTCCGTTTTTTGAAGGTCATACATTTACCGATCAAAGTGGATTGTATCGTTTATACCCCACTCCATATCCTTGCTTCCTTGAAGGCTCAAAGATTCTCTGCATGGTTGAAGGCAAGGAGGAATATCGTCCAGTAGAAACCCTCCGTAACGGCACCCTAGTCAAGACGTCCCGTGACGGATTCAAGCCGGTAGCAATGATAGGACATTCCAAGATTTACAATCCTTCGAACACTTCACGGTCCACAAACCGACTCTACCGCTGCCCCATAAAGAACTACCCTGAACTCACCGAGGACCTTATCATAACGGGACAGCATTCAATTCTAGTCGATACGCTAACCGAGGAGCAGCGTAAACTCAGCCTTGAACATATGGGTGATATTTATGTTACAGATAAGAAGTATCGCCTTATTGCAGCGGTGGATGAGCGTGCCGAGCCTTACACAACCGAGGGGGTATTTACAATTTGGCATCTTGCTCTAGAGAACGAGAATTACTATATGAACTATGGTATTTACGCGAACGGTCTCCTAGTGGAAACAATGAGCCTACGGTATCTGAAGGAACTTTCAGGAATGACGTTAGTATAAATAAAACAGAACATTACCAAAGATAGAATGGATGACTCGCTGGAGGCACGATGGGATGCCTATGAACGCTCAAAGCGGTTTGGCTATCCTGGTCTTCACGATCCAACCGCCCTGCCTCAAAGTTGCCCTATTTTGAGAATACGTAAAGAGTATAATGCTCGCGATGCGATTAATAGCCGTGCGTGGGATTTTTTCCATGCTACACCGCCGACACAAGTCTCATCATCGAATCTCCAACGTAACCCTCCGGCATATATGGATATGAATCCGATTCCGTCGCGTACAAATACCGTTCAGTATCGCAATCAACCTGAATATATACCGAATCCTGAGCGAGGACCTGCCACTGCAAATTCGTTAGGCGTACCCCCGCCCCCAGGTCCTATTATACATCCGGCAAAAGAGATATCTAAGAATCCTTATATGCAGCGATTGGATGCTGAGGGTGAAGGATCCCGTAATATTATACGTGAACTGAAGGCTGCGGTATTTGAAGATAATCGTGATTTGGGAGTGGATACAGACCGTTCTCTTACGCAACGACAGTTTCAAGACCGTTGGCTACCACCGAAAACAGGTACCGATATTCAATCGCTACAAGCGTATGAACTACTAAGACCAAAGCAGGACGATTGGCGTAATAAATAAACATATATTGTAAGATATGCCATCGCCAAAAAATTTAGCAACGGCACTCGCGAATGACCCTATTTACCAGGCAATGATGAGAGGAAATATAAAATGGGGAAATATGGCAATGAATGTGACACGTAAGAATAAATCTAATAATAAACCCAACAAAAATAACACTCGACACAATAAGAATACGTCAGATATCAAGAAAATCTTAGATGACTATAAGGCACCAGATCTAAAACTACGTAAGGGTATTTGGGAGAATTTTCCTGTTGCTTTAGTTCCTATAGATGATGGCAATGGAGTTGACCGTTATGGCGTTGCGTGGCATAATAAGAATTTACGGGAGTGGAAAACCACAAAAGCGAAAAGCGATGAGGAAAAAGCGAATTACCAACACTGGTGCGAAGTGCGTCTGCTCCATTCGATTCGGCAGTATCCTAGACAGTATAAGATATTGCCGGCGCGCAATCCGAGCCAACTTTTTGTGCTCGAAATGGTGTTTAGAAAGAAATAATTAGGCGAAGAGTATTTTTGGTGGTATTACCGCCATTGATATCATACGAAACCCAAGGATAAATACGAATATATTAGCAAGCATAAGTTCAAAGGACTCAAGTGACACTGACGCATCATTGGGTAATACTATTTTCTTCATAATTTCAGACATACTTGGAAATCCATCCATTTTTTCGTATTGAGTGAATATACAGCACTTATATACACGCTGAGAAACTAAGATAAAAAGAAGCAGACCTAAAATAAAAAAACACTCTTGAAAATTTGTAGAAAAAAGAGCACCGAAGATGACAAGAGAGCATAAAAGAAAGTGCCATATACGTACAGCCCACGCGCGCAATATGACAAGCGCGCTCGGATTACTACGCATCGGGCTTCCTACTCTACACGATATTTTAACTGAATGATACAACCACTTCGCACTCGTGGATATTTACCTTCTTCATCGCAGACGTTGTGAGCTCGCAGCGCTTCTTACGCGATGTTTTCGCCCCACCAGCCACAACAGGTGCAGGAGTTGCTACAGAAATATCAGACGTCGCCGAGCCCGCACCCGCCGATACACCTGAGTCTACACTATTTGTTAGAGATTCAGATGCCCCTACAGATAAAGTACTGTTTGTGCGCGAATAGTGCTCCTTGAGTGTATTATTCATATCCTTTTCAATACCCTCACGATTTGCTAATACATAGTCATAAATCTCCTTTTCAATAAACCAGCGGAAGAAATTGAGCTGACCGACGGTGGTAACAAAGGGAGTTTGTCCGCGTGCTTCGAACTGAATACGCTCGCGACGGCAAAATGGGTCAAAAAGACGCTTAGAATATGCGTTTAGTTCGCGTTTGTAGTTGAAGTATACAAGAAAATGACGATTCTCCTTGGTAAAGGATGTATTCATCTTTTTTGCATAATTGGTAACAAAATAATCTACAAGTCGTAGGCTAATTTCGGACTTGCCTTGTAAAATCGATAGCAATTTCTCTAGATTGCCCGGAATGGTGTAAAATTCCTGTAGCCATAGGACAACCTGATCCTGTTTACAAAGTACGCGCTTCTGGTTCTTGAAGGTGACCGCACGGCGCTCAAAGCCTGGCGGGTTAAGGGAATTCATGATTGTAGAATGCTCGGTGTCCGACATTGTGTTCTAAGCATAGAAAAAGAAGATACATTTTAAACCATAACGAAAAGAGCGAACGTTCATTCCGTATAAAATCCACAGATGCCTAAGTAGGGAGACAAAATGTCTGTAACGGTTTATTTGGCGAATAAGGGGTTTGTCCTACCGGCTACGCCTATGGATGATCGCCGACGCGAAGCGTATTTTAAGAATCCTACCGATTCGAAGAATCAACTAGTACCGGAAGAGGAGAAGATTCTATTGGCATTGGGAATTAACAAAGAGGCATTTTTAACGAACGATGACAAAGGAAGTTGTTTGAAAGATAATATGGCACAGTTTTTCCAACAGTTGCCGAAATGTCAGTCAGACGCAAGTCTTACATTATCCAAAGACTGTGAAATAGTACAGTATGTTTTATGGGAAACATTGTTAGCGGCAAGCGTAAGAAGTCAGACTGCGTATGCTGATAATTTTATACAAAAGAAACCTTTGGCGGATATATCAGTGGCGATTAATCAGCAGATTATAAATGACTTGAAGCCGAAACCTGAAATTCAAAATGACGTTGACCGCTTGTTTACGCTAATAATGAAAGCATCAATCCCGGCGGCAAGTGCGCCAGCAGTCGACAATTCTAATGAATTATTTACACTTATGATGAAAAAATCTACTGTGCTTGCGCCACCAGCACCACCATCACCACCGATACCACCAGAGTCTGAGCCATCATCACCTACACCATCAACAGTAGAGTTACTGTCTGCTGAGCCATCTGCCGAGCCATCTGCCGAGCAACCTGTGCCTGCCGAGCAACCTGTGCCTGCCGAGCAACCTGTGCCTGCCGAGCAACCTGTGCCTGCCGAGCAACCTGTGCCTACCGAGCAACCTGTGCCATCCCCGTCAACTCCAGAGCCACCAACACCAACACCATCTTCACCGACACCGTCACAGGAAGAATCAGATTTATCTACAATATCAAATATATCACTGCCCGAATTAACAGTTTCATTGAATCCCCTTGATTTAGAACAGGCAAAAGCAATTATTGCCAATCAGTGCGGACAGAAATCTATTCCGCCGATTAAAAATCGCACATTTGATTCTTATGAATCCGCTGTCCAAAATCATAAACGATCGCTCTATTTTTGGCACTCTGTAAAGAATAAAACTTCAATTGACTTGAATGTTGTATCATTGTCAGACGAAGAGGAGGTAGATTTTAGCAGGGAATGGGCGACCGCTATTAAAAACGCAAAGGACCATACCGAAGCGTCCTGGGTATTTTTAAATGTAGATCCGAAAGACCGTAATGATATAAATGAATTATATGGATTCTATGAAAAAGGTGGACCTCATAGCCAATTTTTAAAGTCACGAAATTGTGAGAAATTAGGTGAAACCTATGCAAATGGGTTATCACGATTTATTCCTAAAATAGAATTATCACCTATTCAACTTCAATATGTACTGGAAGGCACACAATGGAATGTAGAGTCTACAATGGCAGATATGACTACACCAAAGAGTCTTGATAAAATCGGTATATGGATTACTGATAAGAAAGGGTACGATGAGCGCCCAGAGATGCTTGAAAATTCACTCGCTATTGTAACAAATCATGATGTCGACTATTCAATGAATAATGGAATGACTTGGAATTATCCGTTAAATGGAGGGCACGTCCAAGAAAGTACTGTACTTTATGATTTATTCCGAAGTAAAACAGCGGTAACAGATATTCATCCTTGGTTAATGTATCTATTGAATAAAGAACGAGATATTATAAAACCCGTAGACTATGGCACACCGAGAAGCATTAATGATTGGTTTTTAAAGAATGCATTTGAAAATCAATATGTACCTATTAATATTCAGGATCCGCGATGGTTGCTTACACGTAAAATATCCCCTTTGAATAACAACCAGAAAGAACAATTTAATGTAGCATATTATGTTATTTGTAATAGCATTGCAATAAAGAACCCTTCTTATATTCCTGCGTCCTTCTATAGTTTGCCAAATGAGACAAAGGCTCCATTTATTGTAAATTGGCTAAATGATAAAACGACTAATTATACACTTGTTGAAAATGCTATGAAATGGGTTTCTCCTACGCAGATACCATTTACTAGAAAATCGTTATTGGCATTTTTCTTGAAGAGCGGAAAAAATACACGGAAAAATAAAAACCGTAAAAATGCTACTCGCAAATGGGCGAATAATATAAAATCTGTCATGAAGAAGTCGGCTCTAGAGCCACCACCTACTCCAGAGCACTCGCCAACACAAACATCATCGTATAATCCTGAAATAAACGGAACATTTAGCAATACTGAAAGCAATGCCGAGTCTACTCGCTCAGTTAGTAATTCTGAAAGTAATGGTGAATCTGTAGCATCGGCAAAGCCTGATGTTGTTAGCTCATTTATGGAACGTTTAGAAAATGCGCCGCAGCATGAGGCTCCCCCAGAAGAAGCAAATTTGTTTGGAACCGGAACCGAAGAGCCAATGCCAGAGCTACAGACAAAACCATTAACACGGTTTGAAAAAAAGGAGGCTTTAAAGCGCGATGCGAAATACCGAGATGTATTTGAAACGGCTAGAAGCTCTGGAAAATCTGCTGCGGAAGCTATAGCCTTAGCAGAGGAAGCGGTCAATGAAGACCAATCATTTGTTCTAGATATGCCGAAGCCATCTATAGCGCAGACGTTTGGCGCTTTTTTTAAGGGTAAAAAGCCGAAAGCAGAAGCCCCGCCATCAACAAATATGAATTATTATGAACCAAAAGAGCCGACAATGGTTGAAACATGGGCGGCGGCACAACGGGCAGCCATGCCACCGCAGGAGCCTCTAGAAAAGCGTACAACCTTTCAAAAGTTACAAAACAGATTTTTCAAAACAAAGAAGAATAAAAAGCCGAATAACGGACGAAATCTTACTCGGCGAATAATTCGTCCGAAGATTCCTGTAATGCCTGAGGGTCTGGCTCCCCTTGTACCCCCACCAGCAAAAACTTATAATGAAATAATGCGGTTAAAGCAGCAAAGAAATGCTACTCGTAATGCCGATGAATTAGACGTACCAATTAGCTACTATTATGATATTTATCGCGATGTTGTAAGAAAAGTGCAAAATACGACAAGTGAAACAATAAAAAACAAATACGCAGCAATGTCTGACGCCCAAAAAGCCGAATATATACGACAGTTGACAAAACTAGCAGTAGCAAAACAACGAGATGCGAATCTAGCAGAAATAGAACAGTTTAACACATAGCCCGGAATAATTCGTAAATAAATACATTCACCTAATAATAGAGTATGGCTACATTATTAGGTAATACAATTGCGAACGATCCTGACACGATTAAAATTCGTCAAGCATCGGATCTCGGTTATGCGCCTAAAGATGTAGAAGCCTTAATAGATTTTGGAATCCTCACACGAGTAAATAATACACCGGTAAACAATAAAAATCTAAAATTGGATCCCAATCAAATCCGTGATTTCCTTAACTGGATTGTTAGTAAGCGAACACCCCCCTATCCGCCGTTGGTTCGTAAGATTCTATGCCTCAAGCGCGCCCGTATTGTAAATAGTAAAGGAAGTGTTGGTACAGGCAACGGTCTACGTACAAAAGAAACTCAAATGATTGCGGAGATTGATACACTGCTGCGCGATGATGGTGTAACAAATCCCGAAGATAAAATGAAATGCCTAACCGAATCAGCGGGCAAGTATGATTCGAAGGCTGGAGCCGCCGCTGCGCTAGCAAATGCGACGGCTGGACCTACAGGTGCTACAGGTGCTACGGGTCCTACGGGTCCTACAGGTCCTACAGGTCCTAAGGGTGATTCCTTACCTATAAATATGAAAGGTCCTGTAGGTGTACCTCAAGGCGCGACGGGTTCGCATTGTACGACGATTGTTAACTGCGATAGCTCTGCTGTAATACAGGAGATTAAGAAGGTACAGGATACACTGACAAGTATGATGGCACTTTTACCTGTAGATGAAAAGACAGGCGAACAAGAAAAGAGCGAAGGTGAGGCTGCTGAGGCTGGTATAAATGGGGAATCAGTTGATTCAACGCATTCAGTAAGTAGTGATGTAAGGGCTCTTGAAATAAAGTCTGTTTTGGAGCGTTTGTCCGAGATGGAGTCAAGACTCAGAGAAGTTATTAGCGAGTCGTCTGTCGTGCAGAAGGCAAGCGACGCAGAATCCGCCGCAGAAAATGGCGATCACGCAGAACTAAAGAAACTTCTTTTACTCATTTTGTCTAAATTAGACGGCGTGACACCGGTGGAGGGTGCTACTGTAGGAGAAAAGGTGGATAAAATCAAAGAATTTACACAAAATCCAGATATACTCGTTATACTCAAAGAGATTCAGCAAGCGGTGGGTAAAGTGAGTGATGATGACGAGGATTCAATCTTAGCACTTGCCAAGGCTATTAACGTTCAATTAAGTATTGTGAAGGAAGCGGTTGGCGATAGACCGGCACGCATTATTGAATTATTGGAGTCTACGATGCCTGGTGTTAAGGAAAGTGTTGATAAATTTGAGGAGAAACTCAATGTAATTATCAGTGGAATCGGTAACATTCGTAGAAATATTAGTGATTTAAGCGGAAGTTTACCTGACCGATTTGATGAAGTATTGAATGCTATTAAGGATATACCTCGGTGCCCGTCACCGGTAGATTACGGACCGCAATTTACATATATTGATGATTCCATTAAAACCATGTATGCCACTTTAGTACAAGTACAACAAGTTGTAGGCGAGGATTATACACGCCGGTTTGACGAGTTAAATCAGAAGGTAGATGACCTTATGGCATTAATGCGTAGATGCTGTGGTGAGGGGCAGTTGGCTCTTCCTGCGCCTGTACCAGCACCAGCACCAGCACCAGCACCATATGTATTACCAACACCATCACTACCATTACCAGCCCCTGAGCCCGCCCTGCCAATACCTCCACCGCAGTTACCAGGACCCGCAACACCAGGTCTGCTAGAAAACTTGGGGCAACTACCACCGCAACCTGGACCATTCCCGCAATTACCAGGACCCGCAGCACCAGGTCTGCTAGAAAACTTAGGGCAACTACCACCGCAACCTGGACCATTACCGCAGTTACCAGGACCCGCAGCACCAGGTCTGCTAGAAAACTTGGAACAACCACCTGAGCCTACAAGACCAGGACTTCTAGAAGATGAAGCGCAGCTACTGCTTGAGAATCGACCCAAGGCAACAAAGCGCCGTATAGTAATTCCAAATAGCAATAATGCGGCACCGAATCGATATATGCCAGACATAAACACCCCACGACCTGGATTTGGACCGACACAAAGCCGTGGATTCCCAGCGGTTAGTAAGGCAGATGACACAGAGAACGAGAAGAAACCTGAGCGTAAGCGTCTGTTATATGAGAATAATAGCACAAATACAAATAATCAATATCATCCAATATTACCAGAGGATAAGGCAAGCGCTCGTAGATTATTTGGACCAGAGAAAACACGTGGATTACCGGAACGCGACGATGATTATAGTGAATTACCGCAAACAAATACCAATAATCTACCATTACCGGAATCAAATAATGACGATGAAGCACCACTGCCACCACCGAATGATGAATCCCCGCCGCTACCACCACCACCAGCGCGCACAGCAAAATCACCTGAGCCAAAAATTCATATTACAGCGAAAAGTGCACTTGGTATAGGATTGAGCGATGCTATTACACTTGAACGACCTAAGGGCACACCTCAATCTGCCGAATTTAAACGAAAGAAATTGGCAGAGTTGGAAGAACTACAAGCCGACCATACATATTCTAAGAACCGTACATTTGAAGATGTCAAACCGCATATTGATGAATTTTTGGCAGACTTTGCCAAGGATGGGCGCCTGAAAGAGCGCCTTAGCACATGTGAAATACCCGTAAATGCGGAACGATGGTACGACTACCTTACAAATCTCTTCAACGTTATTCGCAATATTCCGAAAAAGATAGACAACCCAGGTTGCCATACTAAATTTACTCGCGGTGGTAAGCGGAGTAAAAGAATATCGAAGACCAATACAAGAAAGCTACGTAGATGAATATTCTTCTAAAAGTCAAATACAGTTTTTATAGTGCGCTGGTCTTCTTTCTTGTTGCCAACCCTGAAACATATAAGATTACGGATTGGATGTTTAGCAGTGTTATGCCCGAGATTGCGAACAACGCCGGCGCGCCTACACCAGTTGGCTTATTCTTTCATACTCTCATCTTCTTCGCGGTTATCTTATCGCTGATGATGTTTCCGCGAGACTAATATCGCCCGGCTAGTTAAGGAGCCAATGGCAACCCGTAAATACCATCCTACTCGTTATTACGCGGGTCTTTCAAAGACCCAAAAAGCAAAGCGTTATAAGGAGATCAAACACTTCGGCAAGATCGATTGGCGGTCGCCAAGAGCCTACACGGGCTTCAAGACCGACAAAGGCGTCAAGACAAAGACCTCGTCATACGTCGAGCAACTCACAAGGAAATTTCGCCGTATGGGTATTGACCCCAATAAGACCAAATCATTAAAACAAAAAGCCAAGGCGACCGGCGTCCCCCTTAAATACCTGAAAGCCAGTTATAACAGGGGACTCGCCGCCTGGCGCACCGGTCACCGTCCAGGTGCCACCGAACAACAGTGGGGGTACGCACGCGTTGCCAGTCTGCTGGTCTGCGGCAAAACCGCCCAAGGACCCGACTCTGATATTGTTCGCGATGCCAGGAAATCCTCTAAATCCGCCAATCGTTGGTGGAAGAACTGTTAAATACCATATCCCACAGGTGCTACTCCATTCTGCGCCTCCAGGTCCTGTTTCGCTCGCTCAATGAGTGGAGGAATAAGCGCCAACGCTTCACGCGACTGAAACCAGCCATCGGTCACATATTTAAACATACGGTTCTGAAACATTGCCTCTACGCGAACCCAATGTTCTGCCTCGGTCCAATCAGGATGAATTCGCAATTGATACTGATAGCACCGATGAACGTGATAGGAGCATAGCAAGTCTGCTTGACGCACCACGTGATAAACACGGGTCCACACGCCGTGGTCTGGAAAGACAGGCTTTCCATCCGCCATTGCCATCTTCAACTTACTATACGACATTGTAGTAACCATTCTGAGAAGCGCGTCCGCCCGCTCATCACTCCAACCAATACTTGTTAGAAACTGAAGGACGTGTAGAGAGGCGATCTCTATATCTACATATTTTTTGTCAACACAGTCATGAAGCGCGGCGGCGTAACGCGCCATTATCCGTTCAGACTCACTAAACGTATGGTCCATCAATGCCTCAGCAAAGCGAACACAATCACGTGAATGGGTGACATCGTGACTAGGATCTATATTGTACTCATTACAGAAATCATTGATAAAGTTATAAAGTACGTCCATTGTTACCATTCAAACAAACCCAAATAAGCATCTCAATTTTTTTCTGACAACTATGATTAGGAATGTCACAGTTATTTAATGATAATCCAAGGGGGCATCCTAGACTTAAAACACTAGGATATGGCACAGAAGAAAAGGCGCTGAATTCAGTCAAGAAACTCAAAACCTTTCCAAAAGCGTATCAACGCCAGGCAGCGTCAACAATGTATTATAGGGCAAAGTACCACGCTAATCAGACCCGTAATATGCGTAAGGCAATGAAAGTATATAGCAAGTTTTTAAAGACTTTAAAACATAAAAAAAGTGAACACTAGTTTATAAATACTACTATTGAGTAGAATGGCGGTATTTATAAAGAAGGTCAGCCCTGATACAATAGAAAATGAGGTAGAGCTTCAAAATGTAGCAGCATCCTACGGATTTGCCCCGAAAGTCTATGATACATCTGAGGATGAGATTTACATGGAGGACCTACAAGAAATGTGTATTGCTGATAAGTATGGTGAGGACCCGAAAACTATTCCACCGCATATTTGGGTCTCTATTCGTAGTATAATTCATACATTATATTACAAAGAAGGTATTGAATATATTGATATTACTCCATATAATTTTATTGAGAAGGATGGCAAAGTCTACATTATTGATTTCGGACACGCTTATTATTATAAGTCAAAGGAGATGAAAAACTGGTTCGTCAAGCAGTTTCTAGAAGATGGCGTCAATGAATGGAATCCAGATTTTAAGTAGCTGCCGATTTTCGTATGAGTGCTTCGATGTAAAGGTCATATGCCTTGTGTTTACTGATATATCCGTACGTTTTGGACCACTTTCCTGGAATATTTAACTTGTACGTTGAGAAAAATGTATTAATCTTCTCTTGGATACTCTTGTCAAGAATACTAATATCACCCATCAGCCCATAATCTTCACCTAACACACAAAGAACTTTTTCGTCCATTCCGTGCTCATCTTCCATCACCAGCGCTCCTATAATATAGGCATTGTACGTTGTATCATTTTTGATAGTATCACCATTGCTAAGAATAAGGGCGTCAAGTTCATCGCCGTCCGTCCCTAAAGTGCCTGGGAAAAAGCCGTAGGCAAACGGATACGGATGGCTTGCCGGCATCATTCGGTCAACCACAAGTTTTCCAGCCTTCTTATCATATTCGTATTTGATAAGACTACCCTTCTCAATCTCAATATAGACAGGGAAAGCAGGATCCATCGGCATTTATGGTGTATATTCATAAAAACAAATGGGTTTAGATAACATCCCAAAAAATTGACCTAAACACCTAACTATAATCATAAATCATAACAACATGGGTTTTGATCTCACCATTCACGCTGACCTGATGATTTGTTCGGATACAGGAAAGCCCTACTTCTATATCCCTGATGGTTCTCGTATGCGTATTTACGACTTATCAAAACTCACGGTTCCGAAGGAGCATCGGCGATTCTTGAACCAACGTGGAGGTATCTTTCATGCGTATACAACGTGTGTCTTTGAAGATAAGAATATTACCAATGTGTCTGTTTACGAATTTCTAGAGAAGTATCCGTCGTGGACGGATGTCAAGACCTATGATGAGGAGTGTACGTATTGGACGGAAAAGGACCACAATGAATTCAAGGCGGCGCTAGAATGGTTTAACCATGACTGTATCCAGTATCGGATTGATTGGTCTTATTAATCTCTACCATAAGTAAGATGGAGTATCCTCTTATTA